CCGACGAAGTAGCAGCGGGCTTCGCTGGCTCAGTGGGTGGTGTCGTTGGCGTCTGTGGTGATGGTGTCGTCGAGGTCGGCGTCGGGGTCTGTGACTGGTCCTTGATCTCCCCCGTTGGAGTTCGGGCGTCGGGTTCGTTCGCTTGCAAGGTGTCGCTCATTTCGCTCTCTCAGCATGAGGATGTAGGAGTCGGGGCAGTGTTGGAGGACTTCGTTCAAGAGGATCAGGCCTTGGTTCCGTTCCCCTTCGGCGAAGGCCATGGCGGTAGGGTCACGGTCGAAGGAGGTGGTGAAGATGTGGGCCGCTTCAAGGAGGTAGAGGACCCAGGCTCGGCCAGGAGGGGTGGACATCAAGCCAGTGATGATCTCCTTGCGCGCCACTTCGGCATCGGCCTGAGCCTTCTCGGCCTTGCGGACATGTGCGCGCTCTGCGGCGTTGTAGGAGGTCATTGCGGAAGCACTCCTGTCATCCGCTCAAGTGCGTTCTGGCCACCGATCTTGGTATCAGCGAGGGTCTTGGCCCCAGCGGCGAGCTTCTCGGCTTGTTCGGCTTGGGCCATCGCGGCCTTCTCTTCCTCGCGCTTCGTGCGGATCGAGGCAAGCTGCTCCGGAGAGCGGATCATTCTAGGATCATTCTGAAGTAGCGAACTGTACTTGTCAATAGCGAAATCGATGTCAATGTTATCCATAACAGCTGGGTCTACGCCGACTAGGCCACCAGTGATCTGGAAGAGCCGTTCGATCCCGGAGGACTCAGCGGCCGACTGCGCAGTGGCCAGCATCGACACGAACTCGATCTCGATGGCCTTGCCTTGAAGCTCTGGCGGAGCAGGGCCGAAGATCTTCGCGCGAGCGGCGATGGCGAAGACGCGTTCGATGACGTTGGCTAAGCCCTCGTGGTCGATGCGGTCGAAGACAGGGCCGAGCATAATCATGGACTCGGCTCGGCGAGCGTCGATCTCAGTAGCCGACACGTTGGATCTTGTCTGGTACTGACTAATGGTCTGGAATAGGTCGTTGAAGAAGGTCTTCTTGATTCGCTCCCTTACCTCGTTCATGTCCTCGGTGATCTCGGCTATGGGGAACTTGGTGTCGTAGACGGAGGCGAAGCCGGGCTTGCCTGAGGAGGCGTAGCCTGAGACGTAGGTGATACCACCTGGGAGGAGCGAGGCCGGTTGGTTCTTGAGTTGGATATCAGCCACGAGGGGCGGGTTAACCATCTTGTCAATAGCTTGTGCCTTCCGCCGCGACTCGAGTTGGAGCTGCTTCTGGTCCGGCAAAGCATCCATGGCGACTGAGCGTCCATATGCATCATTGGATACTAGGTCCCATCTGACCGTGATGTTCGGTTGTTCGAAGTAACCACGCTTCCTAAGGAAGCCGACAGGTGAACCCGCCCCCTGAGGAGAGGATGATCCACCCCAGACCCAGTAGGCTTCTCGGAAGGCGAACTCTTCGGAGAAGCCGAAGTCGCTTGCGCGGCCGTCGTCGTTTGGTTCGATTGAATGCGCGATAATAAGCTCGCGGGTAAGGTTGGCTCCGGTGGCTTCATCGTAGAGTCCTTGGACAGAGGCAGGGCATTGATCGTAGCCGAACTCGTCAACGCAGGCGGCGACGGTCATGGTGAACTCGCGGTAGAAGACGGTAGGTCGGTACTTGCCATCGATGTCGATGTAGTACTCGCCAGCGCAGGGGTTGTAGCACTGAACGACGTTGTCGAAGTCTTCGTAGATCAGCATGGTAGCGGTGCCGAAGATGACAAGGTCGTAGTAGAAGGTGGCGATGGAGTTGTAGAAGTTACTCTCGTGGAAGATCAAGCGCATTATGCGCTCGCAGTCACTTAACCACAATGACGTAGGGGAGGTCATCGTAGAGTCTTCGGTTCCAATGCGGAGCTTGAACCAGGGCCGGGTTGGAGATGACTTGCCACTCACCAGCCCGGAAGCAAGGTTGCGCGCTGCGATCACGCCCGTAGAGTCGAGAATGTGTTGATTGATTGGCGAACCGCGCGCCATCTGGTTCGGGGTCACTAACCATTTGTATCTCCTTGGGAGGAAGTAGTCAGCGAGTTCGCGCCAGTGGGTCCACCAAGAGTAGCGGTTGGTGCGGAGGCCCATGAGGCGACCGTTGGAATAGGCCCAAAGGGCGGTGTCTTGGGCAGTGATGGCCTTGGCGGCCTGCTTTGGGCTGTTGGCCATTACTTGTTCTCTGCCACTTGCTGGGGCTTCTCGACCAAGGTCGCTTGGCCAGAGGTCTCTTTAGGAAGCTCTGACTCGGCTTGGGACCAGTAGTCCGCTCGAGCCCTAGAGAGGATCCCAGGGACCGGGATCTGCACAGGCGCGTAGAGCCTACCCATGTCGCGCATTGCCGCTGCGGCCATTAGCATGTACATCTGTGAGGGTTGGGAGGGTTGAGACTCCAAGGGTGGAGGACCGGACGGCGGAGCCCGGTCAGGGTCCTTGCCCAGAACTGAGCCGGGGTTCTTGGGAACGACTGGCACAGGTTAGGTTCCAATCAGAGTCTTGGAGCCAGAGGATTGACGATCGAAGCCGAAGCCGCCAGCGGCTGCTCGGCGAGCGGGGAGGGCGGAGGAGCCTAGGAAGGTGGAGGCAGCGCCTGGGGCGCGGGTGCGGGCCCGACGACCTGGGGCTGAGCCAAAGGCTGGGTCAGCGGCGCGGGATTGGGCGGCAGTGGTGGTGCCAGTCAGTGGCGCAGGGGGTGGGGCTTGGGCAGTAGTGGCGGCCTCGCTCCTGGCTGCTTCGGTAGCGGCGCTGTTGACGTTGATGACGTTCTGGACTGGCGGAGGTGGGGGTTGGATCGGTTCGGGGATGGTGGAAACGGCCTGTTGGACAGGAGGTGGGGGAGCGGCTTGCTCTGCCACAGGCGGTGGAGGAGCCCCACCTGGGATCTTGTCGAGGTCTACTGTGCCGAAGCTATCGTCCATGTTGATGCCAAAGACATCGTCCATGAGCCAAGATCCTGCGTCGCTAACGGCGTTTCCTACGGAGCCCATCTATGCCACCATTCGTTCGTTGTCAAAGGGATCGTATTCGCTTTGGACCAAGTCCTTCTGGGGACCGAAGGTGCCTGCGTAGGCATGGCCCGCTAAGGGATAGGCGAAGGTCAGCGCAAGCGCATCGGCCCGGTCAGGGGACTCGACCCCACGCTTCATCATCTCCTCTTTGCTCTCTAAGAGGATCTCATTCCGGACGTTGTAGGTATAGGTAGGGCCTATTAGTTGGCTTTTGAGCTCTGGGTCAGGAGGGAGAGAGCCGGTCTTGATCCAGGCGCGAAGGGCTCCCCACATGGCAGCGCGCTTGTTGGCATAGCGCTCGCCGTCGTTGCCTGTGGCTGCGCCGCCAATATCGTCCTTGCCGCCGAACTGTACGTCGAAGCAGAACAGGTGCATGTGGCGGCACTGGTCCACCACACCACCGCCAACGCCACCACCATCGATGAAGATCCCATCGGCATGGTAGGTATCGAATGCGGCGTGGACCTTTGAAGCGAGTTCGACTGTATTAAGGCCGCGATAGATCTGAGCCGGGATTGTACGAGCGTCGCGTCCTTTGCGGATGAAGATGACGGACTCGTTGGAGCCGTAGCGGGCAACGTCCACTCCCAGTGCCAGAGGGTCGGTGAAGGCTGTGGTGACGGAGCGGAGCATAGCGGCTTCCACATCCGCAGCGGAGATGAACTCCATCTCGCCATGGCGAGGGAACATGCCCTTGACACGGATGCGAATATAGTCCGAGTCCTCGCCATAGGCGGAGATCTTGTTCTCGATGTCGACCTTGTTGGTGATGGCGACGGTTCTGGAGTCGACCTGTTTGGTCTTCCAGCCCTTGGCGTGTGGACCTCCTGCGAAGAGGTCCCGGAAGCGGCCGGTGTTGCGGGTTGGGTTTCCACATACAAGCCAGAGGATCTCGGTGTCCGCATCGGTCAGGGCTCCCTCGGTGACTTGGTAGATCACGTCTGGGATGGCGGAGCCCTCGTCGAAGATGACCAAGATCCGCTTGCCCTTGTTGTGCATACCCGCGAAGGCTTCGGTGTTCCGCTCGGACCAGGCGATCATGTCGATGCGCCAGGTGCGCTCGCGGGAGGGGTCCCGGCTCAAGAGGGCCGTGGCGGTCAGGGTGAAGTGTTCCCTGCCAATGAAGAGGTTGAACCACTTGCCGAGTTCGGCCCAGGTCTTGGTCTTCAGCTGGGTCTCGGTGTTGGCGGTGACCACCCCTCTGGTGTCCGGCAGGGTGGTGAAGGCCCAGAGGATTATCCAGGCGACTAGGGCTGACTTGCCTATGCCGTGACCAGAGGCAACCGCCAAGAGGATGGCCTTGTCAGGGGTGAGGAGGCCATCACGAACCGCGCAGAGGATCTCAAGCTGCCAGGGGTCGGGACCCTCGGCGTCCGCCAAGCTTGACTCTGAGGATCCCCAAGGAAAGGCACCGTAGACGAACGCTACGGGATCCTTGTTACAACTAACGAGCCACTTGAGAAGCTCTGGGTTCAAGTGATGGCCCCCTCTAAGTGTTAGCCCCGGATGGGGAAGCCGAACGAGTGCCAGCCCAAGAGTAGGAAGAGGATGAACAAGAGGACTGAGTTGCCCGTTGGGCCCCAGGCGGAGGTGCCGCCCCAGTTCTGGTTCCAAGCGATGGCAAAGAGGAGCCAGAGGAGCATGATGAACCAGAAGATGAAGCCGATTGTCATTAGACTCTCCTTAAGAGGGCGGGCTGAGCCTCAATGCGTGGGCTAGACTGAGGCTCAGCCCTACGGTCCAGGTGCTGAGGAACTGGGCTGGGCCGATTGGCGACCAGGGTCAGGTCTTTGGCTTTCGCGGACCGGCGCAGGGCCGCTTCGATGTCCTTGCCCATGTCGATGTTGATGTTGGTGCGTGTTTCCTTCTTCCCATAGCCGACCCGGTCGGCGGCGTCGCGGCCGATAGAGATCAGGTCCCGGGTAGGGAGGGTCTCGCCGGAGTCGATCGCATCGTCCAGCTTGTCTGCGACCATCCGCTCGACCTTGAGCATGTTGGAGACTAGGGTCTCGTGGTATTCGTCAATGGTCTCGACATAGCTCTCGACGACCTTCTCGCGGTAGGTGGCGATGAGCTCTTGGAAGGTCGGGTCGGAGGAAAGGCTTTGGATCCGAGCATAGCTATACCCTGACCGGGCGTGGACCTCCTGGGTCCGAAGCCCTGCCGCGAACATGCGGGCGATCCTATGGTGGGAGTCACGGAAGCGCTTCACCACAGGGGTCTTGGCCCGGACTTCGCCCAGGATGGACAGGTCCTCTCGGGAGAGGTCCCTGATCCCCAGGATGGTGACGGGCTTCGCGGGTTTGTTCCGTGCGAGCAAGCTAGATCCTCCGGATCAGGGCCGGGCCCTTGGGGAGAATGGCCGGGGTGAAGGCCACGGTGATGCCATTGATGACCAAGTCAGGGTGCTTGGTGTAAGCCGAGAACCGGTGCACCGGCTTGTGCTGGATGTTGTACCTGGGCTGGTACTTGCGGATGGCCTCGACCTCCAAGGCATCCATAGCTTCCAAGGAACAATGCCGCACATGAACCTCGTCGAAGAGGATCCCCTTGACCGCCGTAGGCAGCCACGTCGGGGCCTTACTCTTCCCCCTGCGGATGTTGTTCCACTGGTTGCGGTGGGTGTAGATCCGGGAGTACATGCTTTTGCTCTTCCCCACATACACCACCTGGCCCCGGTAGCAGAGCAAGTAGATCCCCGCCCGGAGCACCAGGCTGATATCCACATAACCTTCGAACTTCGCCATTTCCTTAACCCTTTGGAGACCTTTGCCCCATCTTCCCTACCATTCTCTACCCTACGGGCTGGGATGTCAAGCCCTAAAAAGGAACTATTTAATCCACCTGGGTGAAAGGTATGGGCC